GATTCTCAGTAGCTTAGGTCAGAATGTCAATGAACGTGTTTATTTCTGGTTCAAAACTAGTTTAAATCTTTCGTTCTCACAAGCCCAGAATGAAAATAATTTGTAACTAACTGGCTTTCAATAACTTATTTTTGTTGTTTATATTCGTTCTAAATAAGAATTGTGTGCTTTCGCAGTTAACTTATTCACTCTAAGCGTATTATGTGGCTTTGTTCCCTATAAAATGTTTAGCTATCTGGATACTGGGCGAGAGGTTAACGCACATCTCTGTGCTCTTTAAAGAGTTTATCTGGTAAACGTTAGGGGATATGGGGGGATATATAGGGGAATACTACAGGGGTAGGGTAGGTGTAGTCTGGACAGGACAGGGGGGAGGGGTACAGCTGCAACAGGGAGCAGAGCAGCTAGACAAAAAGGCAAAAAAATCTGGAGTGCACCAGCAGAATCGGTATGGGGGGGGTAGCAAAAAAAAATCGTTTCCGCTGTGGGGTGTCGTGCGTATGATGGCATAGAGCCTCCTGGTTCTGGACACCTAAATAAAATTTGTATCTTTACAAAAACTTTAAGATATGGATTACGGTAACATGAATGATTATACTATAAAGGGTGGTAGACTAATAAACAATGCTCCTGATTGTGAGATGGGTATTACGAAAGCTGCTCGTATGAGAAAACAAATGAAGCGAGCTGAGAAGGTTCGTATGATTGCAGAAGGTAACGAGTTAGCTGAATCTAACGTTAACTTATTTAGAAAACTATAATTGCGTAGTGTTTGATGATTAGACTTAGTCTAGGAAGAAGAGGGGTTGTGCCCTCTTTTTTTTGTACTATAGTGTTAATCTAATGTTGAGTTAGTGTTGAGTTAGTGTTGACTTTAAATAGTTAACTAACTGATTATCAAGACTAATGTTAAGAATGTTATAAAAAAAACCAAAACGTCAAAAAATTTTACACGATTAATTATATAAAAATATATATATATATAGAGAACAATAACTTCGACATTATATATTGAGAGTCAGTGTAGCAATAAACAAGTATAACTTGATTGTGTAGTAGTCGTGTTTGTCATCAGGTGTAATAAATTCCCAACCAAGAAGTAGTCTGTCGTGTGGAAAATGAAATTCAATTAAAAGTTGCCAGTCGCTCATATTAAATATTTTTTTATACCTTTGCTAAAATACTAAATTTAATTAAATATGAATCAAGGATATTCTCCTAAGGAGCTTCGCTTCGGTGAGGACGGCAGACAGAAACTAATCTCTGGAATCACAAAGCTATCAAACGCAGTTAAGAGTACGCTCGGCCCACAGGGCAACACAGTACTTATAGAATCACAAGAACATATTGGCGGCATTACTGTTACGAAAGATGGAGTTACAGTTGCTAAGTCTATTAACCTCATCGACCCAGTCGAGAACCTTGCAGTTCGTATGATGAAAGAGGCAGCCGACAAGACTGCCACTACGGCAGGTGATGGAACGACCACTGCGATAGTATTAACTGAGGCTATGGTAAAGAAAGGCACAGAGCTTATTGGTGATGGTGTAAACCGGACAGAGGTCCTGCGCCACATGGGTGAGCTTACGAAAGACATTATTAAGGGTTTAAAGCTAGACTCTAAAAAATTGTCTCAGCGAAAGATGAAAGACGTGGCTATTATTTCAGCCAACAATGACAAGGAGCTTGGGACTACGATTGCTAATGTATATAATGAGGTTGGTAAAGATGGTGTTGTAACTGTAGAGAAGTCACAGACTAGCGAGACTTACTACGAGACTACCAAGGGTATAAAGGTAGACAGGGGATATTCATCTCCATTGTTTATCAATGACCAGAAGAAAGACGAATGTATATTAGAGGACGTTAGTATCCTGGTATCTGATGCTGAGATAAGCAACATACTTCAGATAGAGGCTGTGTTGAAACCAATCATCCAGCAGAACAAGAAGCTACTTATCATTGCGCCTACATCGGTTAATGTAATTAACACGTTAGCGGCCAATGTTATGAAAAACAATTTAAAGATATGTAATATTCCTCCACCCAACTTTGGCTATAAGCAGCATGAGCTGATGCAGGACATCGCATATACTGTGGGAGCGACATACTTTTCAGAAAAAACTGGGGATGACCTGAGCATTATAAATGCTGATGACTTGGGCCATGCGGCCAAGGTGATAGTTGGACGTGGCTCAACAGTCATCCTTAAGGATGATTCTTCAGACCAAGATGCAATAGACGGAAGGGTAGCCGAGCTAAAGGGTTCTTTTGATTTGGCAAAAACAAAAACTGAAAAAGATTTCATCATGTCTAGGATAGCTTCGCTAACTGGAGGTATTGGTGTAATATATGTAGGTGGTAATACAGACCTAGAGCAGAAAGAGCTGTATGACAGAGTGGACGATGCGGTATGTGCAGTACGCTCAGCACTAGAGGAGGGCATACTTCCTGGCGGTGGCATGGCTCTTTATGGATTGGGATATGAGATATGTGAGCCTTGCTCACCCACAGCTGATGAAAAAATAGCTGCCAATATAATGAAGTATGCATTACAAGCACCAGCTAGACAGATTATAGCTAATGCAGGAAAAGACTTTGAAGAAATTTATTCTCGACCTCCGCATGTCGGTGAGGGTTATGATTTAAAAAATTCCCAATATGGGAACTTAATAAAGATGGGAGTTATTGACCCACTCAAAGTAACTAGGACTGCATTATTAAATGCTGTGTCAGTAGCAACAACTATACTATCAACTAATGCTATTGTAACTATGGCACGTTCATACGAAACTAAATAGATATGAAATGTAGTGTGTGCGAAAAAGAATTAATATGGGGAGGAGACCATAGCTATGAAGATTACGGAATGGAAGACGAAGGGATAGTATCTAACCACTCGTGTCCTAACGATGATTGCTCAGTAGAAACAATTTTAATTTATCAAACAACATGAAGCTAATAGGAAAAAATATTTTAATTGAAGTAATTCATGAAGAGGTTAAAACCTCATCAGGACTATTATTGTCTACTGAAGATACGTCTCAGTTTAGATACGGTAAAGGAAAAGTGATTGAGCCAGGAACTAATGTCGATGTCATAAGTAAGGGCGATGTTATCTACTATGACAAGCGCCAGGGATACACAATGCTTATAGAGAATAATAAGTTTACTGTAATTCAAGAGAGAGATGTAGTTGTAGTATTATAAATACTGTGGATTAAGAAAATGTGATGTATAGTCTAAAAATAATTCTTCTCCTGCTTCTATGTCTTGTAGGGCCTTTACTAATAAATCATTTGATTGATTATATAGAAAAGCTATATTCGGATTGGCTGAATGGTTAGTGTATCTACCTAGATATGTTTTATATGTATTATCAATAGAAGCCATTCCAATAAAACCATCTTTTAAAATTTTACGCTTAGCAAACATTCCATAACCATGTATGTTTGATTTTCTACGTTCTGCAAGATGAGACTTGACATCTATAACAGGTCCGGTATCTGATAGTTTGTTTAACTCTTCTATTGTTAGATTAAGTTTATCTAAAACATATTGAATATCAAAGTTCTTTTTTTGCATCACGAATCTCTTTGTTTATTTGAATTATAAAATTTCGATACACCTTGTCGGTGTATGACACGTTCTTAGCAAACATGGGGTTAAATGATGTACTGGTAGGAATCTCTTTACCCTCTAACTTTTTATATATACCACTTATTACTCTTTCAGTTTTGTATGATAACTGATATATTCCCTTTCTATTTCTAGAGCCTTTTCTGAAAACCTCAATCCAGCCATCTCTAAGTAATTTATCAAATCTATTAACGTCCCACGATAGTAGCTCATCAAACTCTTCAAACTTATCTTTAGAGAAATAATCTTCTGAGTATAGGAATAGCAGCATGTCTAAATCAGCTTGTGATAATCCGTACTTTGCTTTTATAAAATACCTGATAACCCTCCAGTATTTTAGATAATCAGAACCTTGAATATACATAAATTAAATTTTGTAACTTTGCAACAAAGATAATAAATTATGCCAGATAAGCCAGAAGACAAAACTGAAAAAAAAGTTGATAATAAAGTTGATAACGATGCTATTAACTTTAAGAATGCAGCAATAAATAAAATTAAAAATTTGCAAGCTGCTTTAGATAAAGAGAAAAGCAAAAAGAAAACGAAAAATCCACCAGTCGTTGTTGCAACTAGACTTCGAGGCATGAGAAGCTTTGGCGAAAATACTAAGGCAAGTAAAAGAAACGCATAATGGGACTAGCAATAGGTAATGGAAATGGAATACCATTTCAAGACAAAAGAAACGAAGACATACCAGACATATGTTTTATAATAACAGAGAACGATGAGTTCTGTGAACAAGAATTAGTAATTGGAGATAGTAGAATGTTTCCTGAGTTATGCGTAGCACCTTAAAAAAAAATAATTAAAAATGGCAAATAAGAAATTTTCACAATTTGAAATAAAAACAGACCCTAGTCAAGTTGATTTTCTAGTAGGTTACACAGGTCTAGAGAATATACAGATATCTACAGACGATTTACTTCCAGAAATAGTACAGCCAAAGTCTATTGTAGCAGGAACATTCCATAATTTATTTGGAGGCGACCCTGGGATTTTTGGTGACACATTAGAATTCGGCATACAAGCACTTCCGTTAAGCGACAGTTCATCGGTTTTGTGTGTTCCTTTTGATTGCAAAATTGTAGCTGCGTCTATAAAATTTATATCAAATGATGCAGTTTCTATTACAGCAGGTAACAGCTATCAAGTAAAGCTTTACAAGATGAATAATAATTCAGGGAAAACAACTGATGCGTCTAATTATGATTTTGTTGGAGATTTTAGCGGACTGTTATTAGATAGTTCTGACAGTGGAGGCTTTCCTTTTAAGACAAGCACAACTGAATTTATTCTGTCTGCAGGTGATATTATAAATGTATCTGGAGTTGAGTCTGGGACAATTTTATCTAGTGATGCGGAAATGGAAATGTCAATAGTGATACAACCAATATAAAGAATAATAAAATGGAAGAAATGAAGAAACCTTGTATAAAGGAATTATACCCAGGAAAGAAAAGAAGCGAGCTAGGCTCAATGGAAAAGGAAAGGGTAAGGGCTTGTAAGCAACAGCGCATCAGAGACTTTAAAAATAAAATGAAGGGCGTTGTGAAAAAAGTTGGAGAAGGTATTGAGGATGCCGCTAAAACAGTTAAGGAGGTTGCTACAGGAGAAAAGAAAATAACCATTACTGATGCCAAGAAAAAAAGCTAAACGTAAAGGAAATAAAATTTGTGCTGCAGGAATATCATGGGCTAAAAGAACCTTTGATAAATATCCGTCTGCGTATGCGAATATGGCTGCAAGCAAATACTGTAAAGACCCTAATTACGCTAAGGGAAAAAAGAAATAATTATGAATTGTAAAGGGTTAAAAAACAGAAAATTAAAAAAGTGTATGAAGGCTTATGTCAAGCAATCGACAAGGCAGTTTCCTACATTTAATCAAGAACAGGATACGATTATTACAACAAGCGGAACGAATCGTAGCGCAGTAACAGGACATCATACCATGAAACTACAAGCATACGGACAGGGCCAAGGAGAATCTAACAATTCATATTTTAGTGACGGAAGTTATATATCTAGAAATAAAGTAAAGAAAAAGAAGAAGTAATGGGTGAGCTTAAAAAATGGCGAGATGAGAAATGGGTAAGGATAGGAACGGATGGTACGATAAAAGGACCATGCGGAACTTCTAAGAACAAAAAGAACCCTGACCGATGTTTGCCGTTAGCTAAAGCTCGAAGTTTATCAAAAAGACAATTGGCTGCAACAGCTAGAAAGAAAAAGCAGGCTGGGAAGAAAGGAAAACAATTTGTTGCTAATACATCAGCGGCAAGAGTAAGAAACGCATAGTATGGCAGATAAAAGCAAAATGGCCTGCAATAAACCAAGGACCTCTGACAGAGCTGGTAAAAAGAAAATGGTAAAAGCTTGTGAGGGCGGAAAGGAAAAGCTAATTCACTTTGGTGCGAAAGGTTATGGACACAACTATTCAGCAGCTGCACGAAAGAGTTTTAAGGCACGTCACAAGTGCGGAACAGCAAAATCAAAACTAACAGCACGCTATTGGGCATGCAAGAATTTATGGGCCGGTAAGGGTGGTTCAACAAAGTCATCCCCAAAAACTCGTAAAGGAAAATATTAGTATCTTTGTATTATATTAATTGAAAAAATAAATAATAATGTCGTGTATAGGATTAACAGGTAAGGCTTTATTAGATTGTAAAAAAAAGAATAAGCTAAAAGCGTCCCCTGCACAAAAAGGGGATATGTATTATGATAATCAATATTACGATAAAAGTCATATGCGAAAAACACCAAAGCCAAAAATGAAAGACTTACCATTAGGGTCTACACCAAGAATGGAGGAATATGTAAAAAGAGGATGGAGATTAGATTCTACTGTTTCTAACGCAATTAAACGTAAGGCTAAAAAATAATTAAATGGGAAAAGCATTTATAAAATTAGGATTGTGGATTCAATCTGTATGGTGTAAGTTTCAATGTATATGGAATTCATGGACGCAAGCAATTAGTTTTAAAAACATTGATAAGTGTCCAAATAAATTATGTACTTGTAAAAAATGAAGTCAACAGGATTAGGAGATACCATCGAAAAAATAACTACCGCAACTGGAATTAAGAAAGTAGTTGATACTTTAAGCAAGGTGACAGGGAAACCTTGTGGATGCAATCAGCGTAGAGATAGTTTAAATAGAAAATTCCCTTACAGTAAATAAAAAAAAATGGCATATACAAAATTAACAGCTAATAGAGCCGCTGTAGTAACCCCAAGCGACACAGACTTGATACCAAATGTATCAAACCCTGATGGGATAAACAACGGATGTGCTTTATACATAGGATTACCAGGGAACGTAAGAGTTCAAACAGCAGGCGGTGATGATGTAATATTTGTTGGATGTTATGCAGGACAGTTTTTCCCTGTAAACGTGGTTCAAGTTTACAATACAGGCACAACTGCCGGAGAAATAGTAGCACTATGGTAGGATATATCCAAAACAATAGCGCACTATTAGATATAGAAGTAGAGTATATACTTGTTAAAGAATAATGAATTTGCAAGATATTAAAATATACGCCATTAACTTTTTTAGCCTTGCTATTTCAATGACTCACGTAGAAATGGTTTTAAAATTAATTCTATTAGTAGCTTCTATAGTATATACAGCTCAAAGAATATGGATTAATTATAATGAAAAGAAAGATAAATAAGATTATTATTCATTGCTCAGCAACTCCGCCAGATATGGATGTAGATGCGAAAACAGTAGATGAATGGCACAGACAAAGAGGGTGGTCAGGAATTGGCTACCATTTTTTTATTAAGAGAGATGGTCATATACAACTTGGTAGACCATTAGAAAAATCAGGAGCTCATACAAAAGGATATAACAAAAACTCTATAGGAGTATGTTACGCAGGTGGAGTGGATTCAGATATGTGTCCAGAGGACAATAGAACAAGCGCACAGATAGCTAGCTTTCTTTCATTATTAAGATTACTTAAAAATATATATCCTGAAGCTGTTATACATGGCCATAGGGATTTTTCAACCAAAGCTTGTCCAAGCTTTGACGCAACTAATGAATATAAAGGATTATGAAAAAAATTATACAATGGTTAACAGGCGGTGTTATAAAACAAGTGGGAACTGTTATTGATGACCTAGTAACTACAGACGAAGAAAGACTAGAAGCAAAACAAAAAATCCAAGAGATATTAGAGCAGGCTGATAAAGAGGCGCAGCAACAAGTAAGCGAGCGCTGGAAGTATGACATGCAATCAGATAGTTGGCTCTCGAAAAATATAAGGCCTATGGTTCTTATATATCTTACAATTATATTTACAGCTTTATGCTTTACTGATGGCAATATTGGTGAGTTTCAAATAGCAGAAGCTTATATCCCAATTTTTCAAACCTTACTAGTAACTGTGTATGGCGCATATTTTGTGGGCCGGAGCTGGGAGAAAAGCAGAAAAAACAATCAAGAATAAAATTCATATCTTTGTAGAATAAATTAAATTTAAAATTATGTCAAAACAACAATTATCAAAAGAAGAGCTAACTAATTTACAAGAATTAAATAACTCTTTTACGCAAGCTAAAATATCTTTAGGTGATACTGAGCTACAGAAGGCAACCATCTTAAGTGGAATTCAGAAAATCAAAAGTGATTTTGCTAAATTAGAAAACGAACTAATAAAAAAATATGGCGAAGATTCAGTTATAAATTTACAGACTGGAGAGGTAGCCGAGAAAAAAGAATAGAACATGGCTAAAATTAGTAATACTTTATCATACCCTAATCAGTTACCAATTGAGGGGGGTGATTATTTAATTGGAACAGCTGCAAACTCAACACCGATTGTAAAGCAGACAAAAACTTTTACATTAGGAGATATTGCTAATTTTGTTATTGACCAAGCTTTTGATGGCTGTTCTTATAGGCTTCCTATATTTACCGCTAGCTCAGCAGGACAGGAATCTTTTAAGCTAGTTAACTCATTATTTTATCAAGATGTAGCGACTAATACTGTAAAGGACCCATGTGAGGTTCCTAGCGGTACAATAGTTTATCTAGACAATGGAAGCGGTGTTGGTAGTTTAAGTATAGCTCAAGACTTAACAGTAGGAAGAAATACTTTAATTTACGGAACAACTACTCTTGAGAGTTTAACAAATGTAAATGGAGGAATATATTTTAATTCTGCAATTTATGATGCAAACGGAGACATTGGAAATAGTGAGCAGGTATTAGTTTCGGACTCATCTGGAAGTGTCACTTGGCAAAACTTTCAAGGCTCAGGCCTTGAGTTCCAAGGCGCTTGGAATGCTCAATTAGATATACCTAATTTACAGTCGATACCTTTAATACCTGGTAATACAGGAAAGTATTGGGTTGTGTCTGTTGCAGGAGCAACAGACTTAGGTGGGATTACTGATTGGGAATCACAAGACTGGGCAATTATTTCAGAAGATAATGCAGGTAATGTATTTTGGGATAAGATAGATAACAGCCCTGCTATTACAGGTTCAGGCACAATAAACACTTTACCTCTTTGGACAGGTACTCAGATATTGGGAGACTCTTTAGTTACTCAAGACGCTGACCCAGCAACCAACCCTTTAGTTACTGTTAATGGAAACATTATAATCGGAAGCAATCAAGCTTCTTTAACAGGTATAGAGTCTAACGATAACTTTGAATTATTTCTTGGGGAAAGTACAGCTAGTCAAATTAGCTTAAATGGACAGAACAATAGTTTAGCAGGAGGATATTTCTTAGCTAAGTGGAAAGGGGATACAGGTACTTTTAACACATCAACAGGAAGACTTCTTATTCAAGACATGCCAAACGGCATATTTAACTTTGATGCTAGAGTAGAGAGAGAAATAGCAAATACTTCAGGAACTTACGCTAAATTATTTCAAGTTACTGAGGGATATGGAAACCACAAATTTTCTATAACTCAAGACGGAGGAGATACCGCTCAAGGAAATAGAGGACCGTCTTTTAATTTAGGTGGAGTGGCCTATGCTAACGGAGCAAATGCCGTTGCTATGGGTACTGCAACAACAGCATTTGGAAATGGCTCTTTGGCAGCTAACTTTTTAACATTAGCTTCTGGAGCAGGTGCGTCAGCATTCGGACTTTCAACTGAATCCTCAGCGTTAGCCTCAGCTGCTTTTGGAAATAAGACATTAGCTTCTGGACCTTACTCAATATCAAGTGGTCAAGATACAATAGCATCAGGGCAATCATCTGTAGCCATTGGCGAAAAGGGAGAAGCCTCAGGAAATAATACATTTGTATCTGGATTTGGTGGAACAGCAAGCGCAAACAACGCTGTTAAATTTGGATTTGGTGGAACAGCAAGCGCACCAAACTCCCTGGCTTTAGGATTTGAATCTACAGCAGGAGCAGACGGTTCGGTGGCGTCAGGATTTCAAAATACAATATCTTCAGGAGCAGATTATTCATTTGCTTCAGGTAAGACCAATACCATTTCAGGTGTTCATAGCGCAGTATTTGGTAATAATAATAATATTGACGGTTCAAATTCATTAGCTTTCGGTAACAACAATGTTGTGACTGCAGATTCTTCAATAGTCGGAGGAGGGGGTAATACTATTTACACAGGAGTAAACTCTGCAATTTTTGGAACTGGCTGCAGAATAAATGCTACTACATCATTTGTAGTAGGAAGAAGTAATATAGTAAACGCAGGAGCAGATTATTCTGCTTTGTTTGGCGAAAACAATGTTGCGACAGGAGGAGAGAGAGCTTTTGCTACAGGAAAAGGCAACCAAGTTCTAGATAAGAATACTTTTGCTACAGGCGTGAATAATGAGGTTTTAGCGGAGAACGCATTTGCCGCAGGCTCTGGAAATATTTCCACAGCATTTCAATCGGCTGCTTTTGGATTTTCAACTGAAGCTAGAGGAAACAACTCATTTACATTTGGAGAAAACTCCATAGCATCTAACGTAAATTCATTTGCAGGAGGAAAAAATACAAACGCAAGTGCAGAAAGAGCTGTAGCACTTGGGAATGGAACTATAAGTTCAGGCCCAAATGCATTTTCCATAGGGGTTAGCAATTCCTCTACTGCAGCGAACTCGGTATCATTTGGACAAAGCAATACTGCAAGTGGATTGCAGTCGTTTGCCACAGGGAATACCAACACAGTTAGCGGAAATAATGCATCTGCTTTTGGGCAATATCATACTGTTTCAGGAAATCAAGGATTTACTGCAGGAGGGATGAATCAAATTATTGGACCAACAGGAATTGCTTTAGGAGCAGGCAATAATATTAATTCTGCCGCAGGAATTGCAATAGGGTCAAGCATTACTGTTAGTAATGCTCAAGGAGTTGCAATAGGAAAAGATATCATATTAAATGATTCGAGTCCTACATTTGCTTTTGGATGGCAGCTAACTGATTCAACTTCCATACAAGGTCAGGTTGTAATAGGACAGTACAACGCACTATCTGCTGCTAAAGTAGTAATAGGTGCAGGAAGTGTTGTTACAGGATTAAATGCAATTGAAGCATATACAAGTCACATTGCTCTTGGAGCTTATGGAAACGGAACTGTTGTACAAGATACTAAAACTTCTTATAATTTAAAAGTTGATTCAACAGGAAAAGTTTTTGAAGATTTAGCAACAAGTTTTTATACTTATACAGCTTTGATATCTCAGGCAGGAACTGCCGCTCCTACAGCAAATGTTTTATTCAATACGATTCCATCAGGATTTTTAACGTGGAGTAGAAACGCAGGCGGAGATTATTCATTAACTTCAACCTCAACTCCGTTCACTTCAGGAAAAACAATTGTTTTTGTAAATGGTGGTAGTGCAGAAAACAACCATGATATAGCGTGGGAAAGAATAAGCGATAGCGAAATAAAAATATTAACACATAATAGTGACGGTAAGTTAACCAATGGCTCATTAGAAATTAGAGTTTATCAATAAAAAATAATATGGCAGCAACAATAACATGGACAATTTTAACAATGGAGTATGATACATCAACGGCTCCAGGTGAATTAATAGTTACATCTGCGATACAAGCAAATGATGGCATTGGGTATGCTAGAAAAGTATATCAATCTAAATTGTCTGGAGTGGTAGGTGCACCTCCACTTACGCCATACAACCAATTAACAGAAGCTCAAGTAATAGCTCTTGTGCAGGCTGATTTAGGAGCAACTGTAGTTGCTGATGGAGAAGCTTACGTTACAACTTATTCGGCTATTAAGAAGCAACAAATAGAAGATATAGGTACATCAAGTGGACTGCCTTGGCAACCGCCTGTTGACCCAGTAGGGTAAATAATTAATAATAAAATTTAATATAATGGATATAAGAAAAATATCTGTCGGTCCAGATTATAAATCTGGAGCTATGCATTACTTAGTAGGTCAAGATGTTCTTAACGGAACACACAGGATTCATTTAATTAAATATGATTCTGATTTACAGTCCTATAAAATATACATAGAAGAAGATGATGTTGTTATTCTTTGGAAAGAGTTTAGTTCTACTATGCCGGTATCCATTGAATACAACATAAACTTTTGAAATCACCAACTGACTTTATAGTAACACCTAGAGAAGATAAAAGATATTCCAACACAAAAAATATTGGTGGGATAGATTTTCTTGTTAGCTCATCTGAAGAAGATGCCAGGTACTCAAACAGGTATGCTGAAGTAAAAGCACTGCCTATAAACTATTGTGGCCCTATAGAAATAGGAGATACCTTATTGGTACACCACAATGTTTTTAAATTCTACAACGACATTAAAGGGAGAAGAAAAAGTGGCAAGAGCTTTTTAAAAGACAACTTATTTTTAGTAGACAATGAGCAGTTCTTTATGTATAAGAAAAATAATGTTTGGCATGCACATGACAGATATTGCTACATTAAGCCTGTTGAAACAAAAGAATCTATTATATTTAAGAATACTAAAGAAGAACCCTTAGTTGGCATAGTTAAGATTCCTAATCAAAACTTAATTAAGCAAGGCGTTAATAAAGGAGACTTAATATCTTTTAAGCCTGACAGCGAATATGAGTTTGAGGTTGATGGGGAAAAACTATATAGAATGTTTGACCATCAAATAACAATGATATTATGAAATCAAACAGAGAAATTAAATTAGAAATTATTGATGCAGCCAGAAGGGCTGTTCACCAGTTAATTAAAGTTGCCAAAGAAGATATTATCAAGCCAGACCCTCAAGATGATTTGGCTGCAGATAGACTTAAGAATGCAGCAGCTACTAAGAAGCTTGCGATATTTGATGCGTTTGAAATACTAAGTAGAATAGAGGCAGAGAAAGAAGCTTTATCTCTAGCAGAAAGTAATAACAAAGTAGATACAAAACAAGGGTTTGCAGAACGTAGGTCAAAATAACGACATGTATAAAGTGGTACAAGATTATGTACCTAAATCCGTACTTACCAATAAGAATAATAAAAAAAGCTGGGAGTATGGGTATAACAAGAAATACGACTTTGTTTGTATATCTAGAAGCGGCGAGCTTGGGGATATAATAAACATACAAGGTCTTATTATTGGTTTACCTAAACAACCAAAAAAAACATACTCACGCTCAAATAAAAAAGCTGAGCAATACTGGGAAAGAATAGATATCCCAAAACCTCTCACCAAAATTCAATCTATATTTCAATGGAATGAAATGCCTAGTGAGTTTAAAAACAACTGGGTTGATTATATAGAGAATGAATTTGACAATAGAGAGCTAGGATATTGGTTCATGAATAATGGAGTTCCTACATACATATCAGGAGCTCACTACATGTACTTGCAATGGACATCTATAGATGTTGGTTACCCAGATTACAGAGAAGCTAATAGAATATTTTATTTGTATTGGGAGGCATGCAAAGCTGACAATAGAAGTTTTGGAATGACTTATCTAAAAATAAGACGTTCAGGATTTTCTTATATGGGCTCTTCAGAAAGTGTCAATACAGGAACTCTAGCAAAAGATTCAAGGGTTGGTATACTATCTAAAACAGGAGCAGACGCTAAGAAAATGTTTACTGATAAAGTTGTTCCTATAGCAAACAGATTGCCGTTCTTCTTCAAGCCTATACAAGATGGTATGGATAAACCTAAAACAGAGTTAGCGTTTAGGATACCTGCTTCTAAAATAACAAAGAAGAACATGTATGATGCTGATAAGGAAGAGCTGTTAGGACTAGACACAACTATAGATTGGAAGAACACAGATGACAACTCTTATGATGGTGAGAAGTTATTATTGTTAGTTCATGATGAAAGTGGTAAGTGGATTAAACCTAATAATATTTTAAACAACTGGAGAGTTACAAAAACTTGTTTGCGTTTAGGAAGTAAGATTATAGGCAAATGTATGATGGGCTCTACGTCCAATGCATTAAACAAGGGTGGAGATAATTTTAAAAAACTATATGAGGATTCAGCATTAACTAAACGAAACTCAAATGGTCAAACCAAAAGTGGATTATATTCACTTTTCGTACCTATGGAATGGAACATGGAAGGTTTTATAGATAGATATGGGATGCCGGTATTTAGAAAACCTGAGGGAAAAACAATTGGAATTGATGGTGAGGTTATTGAAAACGGAGCTATAGATTACTGGGAGGCAGAGGTAGATAGTTTAAAAAACGACCCTGATGCTTTGAACGAATTTTATAGACAGTTTCCCAGAACAGAATCACACGCCTTTAGGGATGAAAGTAAACAGTCTTTATTTAATCTTACAAAAATATATCAACAGATTGATTATAACGATTCCGTTATAAAAGAACACCACCTAACTAGAGGTTCGTTTTCTTGGAAGGATGGAATAAAAGACTCTAAGGTTATATGGACACCTAACAATCGTGGAAGATTTTTAGTCTCATGGACACCTAACAAAAATCTACAGAATATGGTTATAAATAGAAATGGCAAAAAGATGCCAGGGAATGAACACCTTGGTGCTTTTGGCTGTGATAGCTATGACATATCTGGAACAGTAGGAGGTAGAGGTTCTAATGGTGCACTTCATGGATTAACTAAGTTTAATATGGATGAAGCTCCCAGCAATGAATTCTTTTTAGAATATGTAGCAAGACCTCAAACAGCTGAGATATTTTTTGAAGAGGTGTTGATGGCCTGTGTTTTTTACGGAATGCCAATACTTGTTGAGAATAATAAACCTAGGCTTTTGTATCATTTTAAGAATAGAGGATACAGGGCTTTTAGTATGAATAGACCTGATAAGATTTTTAATAAACTGTCAAGAACAGAAAAAGAATTGGGAGGTATACCAAACTCTAGTGAGGATATAAAACAGGCGCATGCAGCTGCAATAGAATCATATATCGAAAAGCATATAGGATTAGATATGGAGGGAACTTTTAGAGACTCTGACCTTATGGGTTCTATGCCTTTTACTAGAACCTTAGAAGACTGGGCAAAGTTTGATATAGGCAACCGAACAAGGTTTGATGCCTCTATTAGTAGTGGATTAGCCATAATGGCTTGCCAGAAGCATTTATATACACCTGAAAAGAAAAGCTCAAAAATTTCCATTAACTTTGCAAGGTATACCAATAAGGGATTAACAAGCGATTTAATTAGATAGATGAAAGAAGTTAAAGTAAATATCTCATCTGCAGGCTTCCCTAGTCAATTTGTATCAGATGCCGAAAAAGCCACTGATGAGTTTGGCTTACAGATAGGGCAGGCAATACAGTATGAGTGGTTTAGAAAAGACGGAAATGGCTGTCGTTACTATAACCAATGGAGGGATTTTCACAGATTACGTTTATATGCA